AAGATTCCCGCGTAGTTGTCGGCGTGTCGACTGGCGTTCGCGGCTTGGACTTTAATCCATTACCCGCAAGAACTCCGCCCAGTGATCCAGTTAAGAAGATTGAAAGAGTCTTTAATAAGTCGATGAATGCTGCGTCGTTAGGAGCTTGTCCGCCGATGGGCTGAGTAACGAAGATAAGCGCGTAAGTAATTCCAAGAGTAACGATTAAGAAGACAGCGGCTAAAGTAGATCCGATTATAAGAATAAGAGTCGCGTGGACTTCTTCTGGGCTTCGCCTTCTGGCTGGCCTATGGAGCTTCTTCTCCAAGGACGTCGCTAGTGCATGTTCCAGTAGGGATACACTGCGGCTCTTGGCATTCTGGCTTCTGCCAGTTCTCGTATTCTTGGCATTCATAGCGAATCCAGCCCTGATAACCACAAGCGGAAAGCCCGACCGAAAGGACTAAGGCCAGACTTCCCGCAAGTAGTACCCGAGTCACTTCCCCTGTAACCCGAACGCTGAATCTTTAGGGTTAAGCCATCGTAGAACGACAGGTAGAACAGCGGCCGCGCCAGCTGTAAGAATTGCTTTAGGATCTGTCACTCCCGCCATGTAAACCGCAATTCCCGCAGCTAAAAAGCTACGCGCCCAGCTTGCGAGTAACGCTTTTAAGTTTTCCATCTTTTTTCTCCTTGATCTTCGGCTTCGCTGCCGACTGAGTAGGTACTTCGACGACTGGATAATCGCCAGCATAAGCCACGAACTTAGGACGTCCGAAACCTACGATCTCTTTACCGCTTCCGAATGCCCGCTCTTTAATCATGACCATTCCGCCGTTACGTTGATCGCCAGTTCCCGAAGTATTACCTTCGATGGTGATAACCGACTTCGACTTAACGCCTACGACGATTCCGATGTGCGAAATACGATCGACGCCGTCATGTGGAAAGTCCATAAATGCAAGATCGCCGATCTTAGGCTCGACAGTTACGAAGCGACTTACTTCTTTAAGTTTGTGCGCGCCCGCAGCTGTTGAGACCATCGACGGAATCTTTACGCCCGCTGTATGGAATACCCAGTTACAGAACGATCCGCACCATGGTAAACCGTCGGCCTTCGTAAACTTTCCGTACTTGGTTAAGTTATCGCCTTCTTCGACTGTACCGACTTCGGCCAGTGCTACTTCTACCACTGCCGCAGCTGTACCGATTGGATAGTTCATTCGGCCGCTACGATCGGTGTGGATTGTTCCGCTTGCATAGCATCATAAGTTGATTTCAGCATTGAGGTAAACTCCCCGTTGCCTCGGTCAATAATGGCGTGTTCTTCTTCTGCACCATTAATGCCTGTTACTTTAATAAATGTTACATTTTCCATTTTTATAACTCCGCACTTAGTCCGACAAAGGCTGATGTACTGTTATTTGCGTATAACCCATAAGGTCTATTTACTGTCAATCCAGAGGAAACAGTTGCACTTAAAGTTTGCACTTTGCTTCCGCCGTAATTTCCTGTTAAAAGTAAAGCTGTTACGGCTTGATTGCTGTTAATTAAATCACCAATAACTAAAGTTGAATAATCTAAGGCTGTAGGAGCCACACGCATTGACACAGGCGTTGTGATGTGTATGTAAGCACCTGCCGAGCCATTTCCCCATCCTAAAGCCATCGCTTGAAAAGTTTGTTCTCCGCCAATACGGTAGTAATACCTCTGACAAGCGGCTAATTCTCCTTGAATGCTTCCAGCATTACGAGAGAAAGTAGTAGCAGAAGATGAAATCTCTAACTGGACTCCAGTTACTTCGTAATAATCGGCTGCTCCTGCTGTTCCAGTCGGCGATCCTTGAAACAAGATTCCCATCTGTGTAGCCGTTGCCGCTACTGTTCCAGTAACACTAAATCGCTGCCATGTTGTTGTTAGTGCTGCCGCTGCTGTTCCTACGATCGTTTGACCTGTAAAGCCAGAAGTTACGCTCTGATCTGTTCCAGTTCCGTAGATAATTCGACCGTTAAGAGTCGAGCTTGTTGCAGAATAATTAGCACCCGCGCGAGCATAGAAAGAAAGTGTAACTGTTTGTCCTGCGTATCTATAAGAATCGACCGACTCGAATCCGTAAAGATGTTCTAGAGTCGATGTCGATGTGCTTCCACTATTGCGCTGGATTCTTGCGCAGTATTGAATAGTCGGTAGATTTGTAGTGTCGCTTACAGTTTGGCGGGATACAGTTTGAGCAGCTGCACCACCTTGCTTCCAGCGGTCCGCGTTGTAAGCAAAAGTAGTTGTAAATCCAGAAGTTCCACGCTGCCAGATGTCCATCGCTCCGTTAATTACGCCGTTCTTCCCAGCGACATAAGTCGATCCGACCGATGGAGTAGCCCACGCTAATCCAGTAGCCGCACCTGATGAAGCTGTGAGGACTTGGCCGTCTGTTCCCACTGCAAGGCGCGCTGGAGTGTCTGCCGCTGTTGCAGCGATGAGATCACCCTTAGCGTCGACGATAGCGTTCTGGATAGCGTTAGAGTCGTCCTGTGCTACCCATGTGTAATCTAGATCTGTGTTAGAAGCTTTCGCTAAAACTTGTCCAGTAGTTCCACCTTTAAGATCGACAAATGCCGTATCGATGTCCTGACCAAGAGCTGCGATCGCTGTCGCGCCGTCCTTGACCAAGTCGGTCGACTGCGGACTGTCCCAGCCGAAGTTCGTTGTAGTAGTTGCCATGTTATGCCACCGATCCGATCGCGTTTTCCCATGTAAGAGTAGGGCTGATTGTATTCCATGACTCGGCCGCGTTGACTTGATTCCATCGGAGTGTCACTTGCGAGAACTCCAGCGGCGAAGCGTTTATCGTAATGAATAGCGAGTTATAACTGGCCCTAAAAGACCAGCCTTCGACGTAACCCTCGAAAACAGTGTCGACGATGTTAGGCGGAAGATCTGTAACGCGTAGCGGCATTCCCATAAAGATCTTTAAGAGTGCGTCGCGGTCTGCGTCGTCGATGTCTGGCGAAGCGATAGGGAACTCGATCGAATCGAAGAATGCGCGTGGATAGGCTTTAAGCTGTAGACGACGAGCTAGAGCCAGAATCGCGTCGGCTGTCTTCTCGATGTTCGTGTCCCAGATTTCGGCGAACTTACCGAACTGGGAGATAGAAGCTAGATCGCTGTCTGTAAGAGTTGAGCCGTTATCGTAATTAACCGTAATAAAGTTTCGGACGTCGCCGCTTCGCGTAACTGACTTTAAGCCTACGCCGATTCCCTGAGTTGCTGAGATTTCGGTATAGCCATTAGCTGCGAGATAAGTCTGGCGATGTAATGCGTCTGCATACCCGATTCGGCCTGATCCGTCCTCGAAGAGATAGCCAAGTCCTGATTCTGCGATCTGACTGGCTAACGTGTAGCTAGAAACTGGATCGGCTGCTCTGTTAACCATTTCGTATTGCCCAGGCTGATCGATCTCGCCTAGTCCTACGTTCTCGGCGTTAGCCCATGTCGTCGTCGGATCGTACTGATACCAAGTTAAAGCGGGAGCTACTTCATTCCAGTTATTAAGAAGTAGATCCGAAAGAATGTTATAGACCTGAGTTCCGTCGTAGTCTTTCGCTAAAGCCAGTTCCCAGTTAGCCCGAGCTAGTTTAGACAGTGCGCCCAGTGCTGTAATGCGGGCAGAAGTAACGTAGTCCGTCGATCCAGCTGAGACGACGCTTATTTCGATGTCGCTGATAAAGCCGCCATAGAGATCGACGTAAACTCCAGTCGAATCTTTAATCGAGATAAGGATCTCGTTACCGACGGTAAAAGGGTAAGACGTATTCTGTAGGTTAATTAGCTCGATGTAGCAATAGCCCGCGACTGGCTGCTCATAGACAGAAGTTCGGCCGCTAGTGATCTGAACGCTGGCCAGTGTTACTTCTTGATAATCGACGCCATCGATTAAGACGCGCCATTCTGGATTCCATAGTGTCACGCGAACGCACCCGATCCAAGAGTTCCGCGATAGCTCGAATTATTAAGAACGTTAATAATCGCTCGGGCTGTACCTTCTGGGTCGATCGCACCGTTAACAGTTAAGTTAATTACTGAACCGCGTCCGCCGCCTAGTGCATGATTCGGAGTAATCATTCCGCTACGCCCGGGCGTAAATAGTTCTGGGCCTTGCTCGCCGACTATGTAAGAAGTTCCCGAAGTTACTGGGCCGCCCATAGCCTTAAAACCGCCGAAGACCTTATCGATAAGACCACCGATTCCAGCGACGACAGGATTATCCTTAATAAGCTGGATAAATTGCTTTACCTTTGTAATCATGTCACCAAGGAAGTCGACTACCTTCGAGACGCCAGTAATGACTCCAGAGATAGCCGTACCTAGAACCTCGAAAGCGACTCTAAGAATAGTTCCGATTGCTGGCCCCATGGTGTCGCGAACGAATGTAGCGACTGACTTAAAGAGCGAGAAGAGCGGCGCGAGATCGTCCGCGTTACCGTTAATCGAGTTTCTTACTTTATTAAACGCTGAGAATAAACCATCTAAAGCTGGCCCGAAGACAGAAGCGAAGAACGGAGCTACGAAGTCTTTCATAAAGTTATAGAGAGCCTTAAATGCTGGAATAACGAAATCGTTAAGAACTACTTTAATGTTATTAAATGGGCCTTGGAGATCTTTACCGATTGAGTCGGCCATCGATGAAAGAGCTGGAATAACTTTATCGACGAAAGTCGTAACCAGCGGAGTAAGCGCGTCCAGTACGAAAGAGCCTACGGTCTCTTTACCTTCATCGAATGCGATGTTAAGTCGATCTAACTTTCCTTGGAAAGTGTCGGCCTTGACGGAAGCCTGATTCTCGAAAGTATCGGCGAGCTTCTTGGTAATCTCGTCCATCGAAAGAGTTTTTAACTGAGCAGCTGAAAGTCCTACGCCTAACTTACCGAGCGCGGTAGTGCTGCCTTCTGTAGCCTTGCCAAGCGCATTAGTGACCGCTTCTAAACTCTTACCGCTACCCGCGCTTATGTCCAGAGCTAGAGCTTGGAGTTTCTGCGCTTTCTCTACGTCGCCAGTAGCGCGAGCTAATCTTTCCAGCGATGGACGAAGCTCATCATCTGTCACGCCGAACGCCAGCGATGTTTTAGTTATGTAACCTTCGGTCGCCTTAATCTGGGCATTCGTCGCGCCTGTAACGTTCTTTAGAGTTAAAGCGAGTTTCTCCTGAGCGGCTGCGTCTGCGATCGCTGACTTAACGCCATCGACGAGAAGCTTTCCCGCGTAGGCTGCGGCTGCGACTGTGGCAGCTGCGAAAGCAGCAGCGGCTACCTTGCCGAACTTGCCGATCTTGCTAGAGAAGCCTTCGACTTCATTCTGCGCGCCTTTAACGCCCTTCTTTAGTTCGTCGAAGTCCGCGTCGAAAGTAATCTTTACTTTTGGAATGCCAGCCATTAGTCGAGACCCACTTTCTTAATTACGCCCTGAATAAGATCGATGTATTCTTTCGCGACGATTGGCGTGTAATAGTCAACAGCTGGAGCGATCCAGTAGCCGCGCTTATTGCGCGGGGCCTTAAAGCGATCGGTATAAGCGCGACCGAGTGAGTCCGTACCACGTCCGCCGCCGTATTCCGTTCCCCATAAAAGCGCGCCCGCTGGAGCTGCACCCTGTCGGACTTTATTACCTTTACCGCTCTTGGAAGCTTCTCCGCCGTACTTGCGGCCGACCTTCTTAGGGCCGCCTATGTCTACGCGAATAAGTCGATCGCGTTTAGCGACGATCGTCTGGGCTACCAGCTTAGTCTGTGGAGCTGGCGCACCGTTCGCGCTCATCATGAGTTGACCCGCTAGACGCTTCGATAGTGGAAGAGCTGCGTCGCGGATCTCGTTCTGTGTTTCTTTATCAAGAAGATTAAGAGTCTGGATCAAGTTTTTAAGCGCGGCTGGCTCGACTTCTATCGAGTAGACGCCCTTCTTACTTGCCATTTCGTTTCTCCAGTATCTCTATCGCCGTTAAGATCTGCTCCGCCGTCTGCCACTCGCTCATCGGAATCTGTGTCGCGATAGAGAG